ACTACACAAGGAACACAAGGTACTAAAGGTACTCAAGGACCGAAAGGTAAAATCGGACCTGCCGGTGTTCAAGGTATCATAGGTAACCAAGGAACTGCTAGTACTACACAAGGAAATCAAGGTAGCACTGGTACTCAAGGTCCGAAAGGTAGTCAAGGTACTGATGGTAATAAAGGTATTCAAGGTAATGTAGGTGGAGCTAGTTCAAACATCGGTACTCAAGGTGCAGTAGGACCTACAGTAACAGGTACTACTAACGGTGTAATTACTTGGGATGATACTGAAAAATACGGTGATATAGAATCGAACTTCACGTATGACGGTACAAGAGTTTATATCAACGGAGCATTAAGAGTAGGATCTGCTGCTGCAAATCCATCTACAAACGGACTTATACATGCATCAAACGATGTAATCGCATACTCATCATCAGATATTAGATGGAAAGAGAATATTAAAACAATCTCAGACGCATTAGGTAAAGTGATGCAGATCAACGGTGTTGAGTTTGACTGGAAAGAATTGACCGAAGAAGAAAAGTGGGAACAGCATAGCAATGAAGGCCACGACATAGGTGTTATCGCACAAGAGATTGAAGCTATAATCCCAGAATTAGTAGTTACTAGAGAGAATGGGTATAAAGCTGTTAAGTACGATAAGCTTGTAGCTATCTTAATTCAAGCAATAAAAGAGCTAAACGAAAAAGTAGAAAAGTTATCTTAAAAGTTGCCTAGCAACAGAATATTACCTATATTAGGTAAATAAGTTATATGGAAAGAAATTTAGCTAAACGAGCATTACAAGCAGGTGGTGTTATAAAGCCTATGATTATCCCGTCTTCAGAGACGAGAGGATCAGGTCTTTGCAACCCATCTGTTTTTATAGATGATAATGGAGATATCTTAGTCATTATCAGAAACGTCAACTACGACTTTTTTCATCTAGAACACGACAAGAGATTTGCTAACTGGGGTACCAGCTGGTTAATTTATCTTCATAGAGAAGATGATGTACGTTTACATACTTTTAATTTTCTAGCTAAGTTAAATAAAGATTTAGATATAGAATGGTATCATAAGATTGATACTTCTGAATTAGATGTAGAACCTATCTGGGAGTTTGTCGGATTAGAAGATGCTAGACTTTTTAGATGGGACGGTACATTATACGGAAGCGGTGTTCGTAGAGATACTACAGATTACGGTCAAGGTAGAATGGAGTTATCTGAACTACAGGTAACATCCGAAGGAGTAAGAGAAGTAAAACGTAATAGAATAGAAGTACCATTCGACCCAGACTCTTACTGTGAAAAGAATTGGATGCCGATCTTAGATAAACCCTTTCATTATATAAAATGGGCCAATCCAACTCAAGTAGTAAAAATAGCTGATGATAAAAACTCTTGCGAGGTAGTACATCAATCAGAAAAAACAGTACCAGATACATACGGCTTTAGAGGAGGCTCTCAAGTTATTAGAATACCAGAAGGATACTTAGCGATCGTCCATGAAACGAATTTCGGGTACAACGAACACGGTACTAAGGACTCATCTTACCCTCATAGATTCGTTATGTGGGATGAGAACTTCGAAATAATTAAGACCTCAGAGAATTTTCATTTTATGGATTCTGAGATTGAATTCTGCTGCGGATTAGCAGATTATGGAGACAACTTTTTAATTACTTACGGTAATCAAGACAATACAGCTTATGTAATGTCTATCTCAAAACAGACGGTTTATGAATTTATCGGTTAAGAGAGATATTGAAAGGTTAGTAAACCTACATATAAATGATCCTAGAGATATTGAAACTAACTTTAATCTTGGATGGTCATTTGAGAGTATTGGACAGCATGCCTCAGCTCTCACTCACTACTCTAAGATTTCAGAATTAGCAGAAGACAAGCTAACACAGTATGAAGCGTTAATTCGTATAGCTGAAAACTTTCGTAAACATACTGGACGTCCTACAAGCGAAAGAGCTATGTTGTTGCACGCTTGTTCTCTCTTACCAGAAAGACCTGAAGCGTACATACTCTTAGCTAAGCACTACTTATCCAACGGTATGTATCACGAAGCAGATAGCTACCTTTCTATCTATAAAGCTAAGTCTATGTTTAATGGACCATCTTTAAGATTACCGATAGTAATATTAGATTGGGATTACGACCTCATACAGATGCAGACAGAATGGATGTTAGGTAGAGGACCTAGCGCTAGGACGCACGCCGAAAAATTAATGAACGAGTACGAATTACCTAAAGACATAGCATTATCTGCTAGACAGTACGTAGGAAAAGTAAAAGGAGACATGTACCCAGTACGTAAGTATATTAAAGGAGAGCATAAATTTAGATTGCCGTTTAGAGGAATAGAAAAGGTTGATACCAATTACGCTCAAGCACTACAGGATATGTTTGTTCTCGCTGTACTCGACGGCAAAGAAAATGGAACATATTTAGAGATAGGAAGTAATCAACCTATCTACAATAATAATACGTACCTATTAGAACAATTTAACTGGAGAGGAGTATCTGTTGAATTAGAAGTAAGTTATAACAACGAGTTTAATCTAATACGAAAGAACCCAGCAATGACTGAAGATGCTACCGAATGTCATTATGCCTACTTATTAGAGACTTACGGCATAGGAAAAGTAGTAGACTATCTTCAAGTAGATTGCGAACCAGCAGAAACTACTTATAAAGCACTTCAAAAAATACCTTTTGATAAGTATACTTTTAGAGTTATAACTTATGAACACGATTACTATCAAGACCTAGAAGGAAAATATCGTGAGTTATCTAGAGATTACTTAACTAATTTAGGGTATGAATTAATAATTGGGAACGTAGGTACGGATTTAAACAACAGTTTTGAAGACTGGTACGTTCACCCAAACTATGTAGATACAAAAAGAGTAGACTTAATAAAAGACGTAAACAGTAATATTGTACCAATTCACAAACATCTATTAATATAATGGCAAATAAGAAACTAACACAAGAAGAAATAAGACAGCTAGAGAATATCCAGCATCAGAGAACTAATATGCTCGCTCAACTCGGGAACATGGAGGTGACTATGATGAAACTTCAAAAAGAGAAAGAAAAAGGATTAAAAGCTATTAAAGAGCTTGAGCAATCAGAACAATTTTACTATAAGGTACTTCAAGAGAAATACGGACAAGGAAGATTAGATTTACAAGCTAACGAGTTTATCTCAGATTAAAGAGGGTTTCGGCCCTCTTTTTCTATTTATAATAAACTGATCCCAAATGGCTTTAGAAAACAAGAAATCAATCCTACAACCTCAATCTATAGAAGCACAGCAGTATAGGTTGAAAGAGTCAAGACTAGTAAACACAGTAGCTACTCCTATTACATTCACAAACCAAGTAAGATCAGCTGCACCAGCTAGACCATCACTCTTCGCCCCTAATCCAGCAGATACCGTAGGTTCAGGCGATGTAGTAACATCTGACACTTCAACCGGAACAGATAACTCATCAAACGGTGGATCATCCTCATCGGTAGTTTATAAAAGAGATGCGATCTCTTTAGATGGATCTGCGTACCTTACCGCTTCTTTAGATCTTACAGATCCAGATTTAAGTATTGCTAACGTTACAGGAAGCCGTTGGGGATTTGTATTTATGGTAGATACAGAGAATCGTAAAGCAGGTCACCGTCAGACACTTTTACATACGTACTCTGGATCTGCTCAAAGTTCTTCTTTAGAGATGGGAATTGGAGAAGATGGAGGATTGTTCTTAGAATACAAAAATAACGGAGGAGTACTAACATACGCCGGTCATCCAAACACTCAGGTTCGAACAAGACATCTTGCTAGGCTAGATCAATTTGAAGGTAAGCAAGGAAATGGGTATACGTATATACAATTCGACAGACAGAGCTCTGGGACCAATACTCCAAATGTCCGAGCTAGTCACACCGGATTATTCGGTAGAGGAGGAGCTACTATTTTCGAATCATCTTCAGTAAACCTAACATCAATCCTCGGAGCAGACTTAGATATTAGTAATAATGATAACCTTTATATTGGCGGTACTTCTGCAAGACCGAATTCAAATTTCTCCGGATCTATAGCATATGCCGCTATTTACAAAAGAGCTCCATTTGCAGGATTTATTCAACAACTAAGAGATAGTGGTACGGATCCTACTTATACAACTGTAAATAATACCTTCGTTAGAGAATATAGATTTAATGGAAGCATAGTAGAACGTACAGGAAGTTTAGCAACAACTCAAGTACCTTTAGGCACATCAGGAAGTATAACTTACGTAGATGCACATAAATAAAAATTTTTGCACTTTAGCTACATATTTATATAAAGAACAAACTAACCCTTCATAACGATGGCAGAAAGAATTTTATCACCAGGTGTATTCTCAAGAGAGAATGACCTATCTTTCGTTACCCCAGCACCGGGAGAGATCTCAACAGCATTAATAGGACCTACTGTAAGAGGACAGTTAGGTGTACCGACTATTGTAAGATCTTACGGAGAGTATTTAAATACATTCGGCAGCACTTTTAAATCAGGTAGTGACTACTATAGCCACTTCACTTCTTTAGCTGCAGAAAAATACTTCGAGCAAGGCGGGACTTCCCTTTTGGTAACAAGAGTATCAGACCAAAACTTTACAAGCGCTACTGCAACCGTATATTCAGGTTCAACTGAATGGTTCGAATTATCAACAATCGCTCAAGGCGAGATTATGAACAACAGCGGTTCAGCAACTGAAAACTTATCAGAAAACGCTTTACTTAGCGGTTCAGCGGATAACGTAAGATGGGAAATCACTAACAAGAACGCTTCTCAAGGAACTTTCTCATTAGTAGTAAGAAGAGGTGACGATAATCATAAGAGCAAAATCATCTTAGAATCTTATCAAAACTTATCTTTAGATCCAAAATCAACAAATTACATTGCAAAAGTAATTGGCGATCAGTCTAGAACAGTCGATCCTTCAGATGGAGCGGTAACGGTTGAAGGTGATTATCCAAACGCTTCTAAGTACGTATATGTATCTAACGTAAACTTCAAAACACCAGATTACTTAACTGCCGACGGAACAGCAGATCCAGCATTCTCAGGATCATTTGATAATTTTGTTATCGGCAGTGGTTCAGAACACGGTACTTTCGGAAATGCAACAGGTCAATTATTTGATGCTAGTAGAGTTGCTAATTTCTATCAAAATATCAACGGCACAGATACACAAGGGTTAGATGCTGATTCAACAAATGGTAGAAACTACGATAAAGCAGCATTAACATTAGCCAATAGAGACGAATACAGATTCAACGTATTATTGACACCAGGTATTACTAAAGACGAACACTCTTCAGTAGTTAACAGTTTTGTTAATATGGTTGAAGATAGAGGTGATGCAATCTACGTAGCTGATTTAGTACGGCACGGAGTTAGTGTGTCAACTGTAACTACTCAAGCTAATTCAATGAATAGCTCATTTGCAACTAGTTACTGGCCATGGGTTAAGATTGTTGATAATCAATTAGGAAGAAACGTATGGTCTCCGGCTTCTACAGTTATCGGCGGTGTTTACGCCTTTACTGATAGAGTAGGTGCTGAATGGTTTGCTCCAGCAGGTCTATTAAGAGGAGGTATCCCAACAGTAGTTGGGGCAGAAAGAAAACTTTCTCAATCAGACAGAGACACTCTCTACAGCGGGAAAGTAAACCCACTAGCTACCTTCCCAGGTTCAGGCGTAGTTGCTTACGGTCAGAAAACATTACAAACTAAAGCATCAGCTTTAGATAGAGTAAACGTTAGAAGATTGTTAATCAACTTGAAGAACTTTATCGGTGATGAAGCTAACAACTTAGTATTCGAACAAAATACAATCGCTACAAGAAATAGATTCTTAGCTTCTGTTAACCCATACTTAGAGTCTGTAGTACAGAGACAAGGTCTTTACGCATACAGAGTAGTAATGGATGATACAAACAACACTGCAGATGTAATCGACAGAAATCAATTAGTAGGTCAGATCTTTATCCAACCAACTAAGACTGCTGAATTCATCGTATTAGACTTCGTTGTACAGCCAACTGGCGCAAGCTTTGGAGCGTAACTATTTATAATAAAGTAAATAACTAGAAGATGCCTACATTAGATCCAAACGAAATCATGTTTACTGCCTTCGAACCGAAGGTAGCAAATAGGTTTATCATGTACATCGATGGTATCCCATCATACATGGTTAAGAGTGCTACATCACCGTCTTTCACAGATAATATTGTAAAACTCGATCACATTAACACATACAGAAAAATCCGAGGTAAGAGAGAGTGGCAGAACATGACCCTTACTTTATACGATCCAATAACACCTTCAGGTGCTCAAGCAGTAATGGAGTGGGCTCGTTTATCTTACGAATCAGTAACTGGTAGAGCTGGTTATTCTGATTTCTACAAGAAAGACGTAACTCTCAACTTGCTAGGTCCTGTAGGCGATATCGTTGGTGAGTGGATTATCAAAGGTGCATTCATTCAGAATTCAAACTTCGGACAATATAACTGGTCTACAGATACTGCTGTTGAAGTATCATTAACACTCGCAATGGATTATTGCGTACTAAACTTCTAATTAAGTTATGGATAATTTTGATCTAAGAAAATTCTTAGCAGAAAGCAAACAACCTATCCAAGAGATGGACGCTCCTATGGAAGTAGAAGCACCAATGGAAGGTGAGACAATGGAAGAGATGGTTGCAGAATATGTAACTGAAGCTCTTAAAGGACAGGATATTAAAGAAGTAACTAGCATCATCGAAAGAACTTGTACTAAAGCAATGTACGAAATGAAGATGGAAGTTATTGCTGAAGTAATAGGTGCTTACGAAGGTAGACTATCAGAAATTAAAGGCAGTCAATACTTCAAAGAAATGGCTGACGAAGCTAAAGTTGCTAACCAGGAAGGTATGATCAGCGGTCTTCATGAATTGGCAATCGCCGTTAAAGAAGAGTACAAAAAAGCTTACATGCCAGAAGAGGTAAAAGAAGAAGAGCCTAAGAAAGAAGAAAAAAAAGACAAGAAAGAAGAGAAAGAAGAAAAGTAAACCTCGCCCTGTCAAGCAAATAAAACCCGGATCTTAGTTGGTTCGGGTTTTCTTTTTTCATATATTTATATATAAATTGAGTTACACCTAATTAAGTATATGGAATCAAAATTCAAACTACCTACTGAAACAGTAGAATTACCATCCAAAGGATTAATCTACCCAGAGGATCACCCACTAGCCAACGGTACTGTGGAGATGAAATACATGACCGCAAGAGAAGAAGATATACTTACCAATCAGAACTATATTAAGAAAGGTACGGTTATTGATAAGCTATTACAATCTCTGATCACATCTGATATCAGCTACGATGATCTTTTGGTAGGAGACAAGAATGCAATTATGATTGCTGCCCGCATTTTATCTTACGGTAAAGATTACGATTTTAATCTAGGAAACGGCTTACAGTCTGTGGATCTATCCTTATTCGAAAACAAAGAAGTAGACGAATCTTTATATACTAGAGGTCAGAACGAGTTTACATTCCAATTACCAACTACTGATAATGTAGTAACATTCAAACTTCTCACCCACGGTGATGAGAAAAAGATCGAACAAGAGGTAAAAGGTCTTCAAAAGATTAATAAAGATAACATCACAGAAGCTACTACTCGATTAAAGCACATGATCACTTCTATCAATGGATCCTCAGAAAAAAAGGATATCAGAGAGTTTGTTGATTATGGATTATTAGCAAAAGATGCTAGAGCTTTAAGAGAAGAGTATGTAAGAGTATCACCTGATATCGATCTAACGGTGACTTATGAAGATGTAGACGGAGTAGACAGGGAGGCTGCTCTGCCGATCGGGATTAACTTTTTTTGGCCTGACGCTTGAGTATAGACAATTAATATTCAGACAAATTCACGATATAGTTTTCTACGGTAGAGGAGGCTTTACCTGGGAAACTGTATACAATATGCCGCTTTGGTTAAGAAAGTTTACTTCCAAAACCATTGAACAGCAGATCACAGAAGAATACGAAGCTCAACAGAAAGCTTCTAAAGCTGCATCCGGTATTCAAGAAGCTACTCCAGAAAATACAAAAAACGTTAACGTACCAGAAGCGGTACGTAAAGCAAGTTATACAACTACTGTCTCTAAAAAACAGTAGGAACCTATTTATTACTATAGTATAACTGCAATATGGCTGAAGGCGATAACAATAAAAAATTCGGTAATGTAGATCCAAGCGCAGCAGCAAAACAAGCTGCCGAAGCTGCTAATGCTTTAAATGAAGTAAATCTAGCATTATCTTCTCTTACATCAAAGTACGCTGCAAATATTAAAGGTACTCGAGATATAGTTAAATCTACAGAAAGTAGCTTCACAAATATAGCAAAAGAACTTACTAAAACTACAGAACAGCAACGTAATCAGCAAAAAATTCAATCCGAAGTCAAAAATCTCAATCAGCAATTACTGAGAATTGATGTAGAGCGAGCGATCTTAATGGAAAAAGTTAAGAATGCTTCTGGTGCCTATAAAGACGATATTATTGTTGCTTTAGAAGGTTTAATAGCCACAGAAGAAACTATCAAATCATCTGCCACCGGCATGGAAGAAATCGCCGATCAAGCTCAAAGGATAGTCGACGCAGGCCAAGGGTTTGAGAAAATGGCGAAGATTCTGGGGAGTATACCGTTGATAGGAAACCAAATAGCTCCAGCATTTGAAAGAGCCGCAGGTGCAGCAAGAAAAGCAACAGAAGATGGTGCTAGTCCTTTCCAAGCTAAAATGGCAGGTACTCTCGCTCTATCTAAGCAAATCGCTCTTACCATCGGTACTGCTATCGTTGGAGCATTAATCGCTGGTAGTAAAAGAGCAGGTGATTTAAACAAACAATTAGGACTAGGGATAGATTCAGCAAGAGGTGTTGCTGAAAGATTTGAACAATTTGCTACTGCTAGTGAAGATTCTAGAATAACCACAGAGAAACTTATTGCCGCTAACGGACAGCTCAACCAAGCATTAGGTACCACAGTTGAATTTAGCGGAGAAACATTAGAGAACTTTATACTTACTACCGAGTACATGGGAGTATCTGTTGAAGCAGCTGCTAAATTAGAAACTTTAGCAAGAACAACAGGACAGAGCACTAAAGACTTTGCTGGTAATTTAGCAGAGAGCGTATCTCAAGCTGGTAAAAATAACAGTCTCTTTATTTCAACGGGTACAGCATTAGAGAAAGTAAAAAACTTATCAGCAACAACTCTACTAAATCTAAGAAGAAATCCTCAAGCAATCGGTGAAGCTATTGTAGCTACTGAGAAGTTAGGGATATCTTTTGACCAATTGCGCGGTATAGCAAGTTCTTTATTAGATTTCGAAGGCTCTATTCAGAAAGAATTAGAAGCTGAAGTATTAACCGGTAAAGAGCTTAATCTAGAAAGAGCTCGATCTGCAGCATTAAGAGGAGATGATTTAGCATTAGCTAAAGAATTAGCCAGCCAGGTAGGTACCTTAGCAGAGTTTGAAGGAATGAACGTTATCCAGCGTGAATCCATGGCACAAGCCTTCGGGTTATCTTCTGATGCAATGTCTGAGATGCTATTAAAGCAAGAGCTCTTAAATAGTTTAGGAGAAGAAGCTAGAGACTTAACAGCAGAACAAGCCTCAGAAATTAGAAGAATGGTAGAGGACGGTGAAGCTGAATCAGAACAAGCCGCTTTATTAAAGCTACAGCAGCAACAAGATATTGCTAAAAGATTCCAAGATGCTGTAGGTAAGTTAAAAAGCGCATTCGTAGATTTCTTTGAAGATTTTGAACCTACCTTTAATAAACTAGTTAACGCTATTACAGGTTTATCAGAAAGTAAGTTCCTTAAAACTATTATAGGATTCGCTACTAGCGGTGTAGGTATTGCTTCCTTAGCCGGGATGATGTTAGCAAGTAAACTTAGAGGGGCAACACCAATGACCCCAATGTTTGTATCGATGGCAGGAGCACCTGGCGCAGCTGGAGCTGGTATGATGGGCTTTGCACCAATGGGTGCAGGTGCAGGAGGTCGCTTCTACAACTCAGGAACAGTCACTGCAAAGAGCGGCCAAGTCTACGCAGCAAATTCGCCTCAAGGTAAAATGATCCAAAATATGAGCGGTCAGAAACCTGTCGGTAGAGGATTAACCGCCGGCGGAGCCGCAGGACTTGCCGGCATTGGTATGTTAGCAGGAGGTTTAATGCAGCAATCTGATAACGAAGGTATGCAAATG